CGACCAAACAATTTTTTCGCAGCATAGGCCAGACACGCCTGGATCGCAGGGGGATCATAGTCCCCAACTGGGACTGTCAGCTTCTCTCCGACGTTCAGATCCCGGATGTGTTGTTCACAATACTGCGAACACCCAGGGTTCCTGACGCTGGACCGCTTCCTCTCTGTCTGAAGGGCGACGCCAAAAGTTTCGCCGTCCTCAGTCTCGACACCGTAGCGGCAGCCAAGGGCGTCCAACATTCTCAACGCTCTCTCCAGCGTCTTCTTCTCTACTTGCATCATCGACATTTTATTTCTCCTCGATCTTCAATGTCTTGCCGCGTTGCTGGTGAGCTTCAACGGCTGGGATAATCTTGGTTTGTTCAGGCTTGGCCTTGATGTTCCTGACCGGCCAGATGACCTTGTAACTGTTAGCGCGCAGCTCACTGGCGTCACGCATGGCCTCCATGATCTCAAGTTGTAGGTCATCAGCGAGTGCTTCATACGCCTTCAACTCGGAGCGAATGTGAGCCAGGCGCTGTACCTTCTTTGCCAACACTTCATCCGCGTCGATAATTTTTTTTGGGTACTCGGGTTCAGGATATTTCTGCGCTGCCTCAGACGCGCTCAGAGCTGGGTACAGATCTCGATCACGCACCCTGCGCATAAAGTCAGAGCAGACTTTGATGATCTCCTGCTGCATCTGGATGTTCTGCCGGTACACAAAGATGCGCAGCTCGACTCCCTGGTACAGCGTACACACAGCACCCCAGGTTGCCCCGGTGCAGAGCATCTGCCCTTGCAGCTGGATTGGACCGCGATAGGGGTCGGGCGTTTCCTGTGCAGCGACGCGGGTGAGCTTGGCTTCAAGGATACCCATGCCGACCAGCTCGATCTCATCGTCATCTGACATGACATAGATGCCCCTGCTCGGATCGTTGCTGACCACCAGGCCACCGCCCTCTGCTGTCCCGTCCAGGCTACACGATAAGATATCCTGGTAGTGATGCGGCTCCGGGTGATCCATGATCAGGTTGCCTACACCGAGTCGATCAGCAGCCATCTCAAGGATCGTATCCTCCAAGAGATTGCCCCAGGTTGCCGGCTCGGGAGGCGGCTCTGTGTCAGGGAGACTGTGGACACCCTGCTCCACGCATTTTATTGCGCGGTCCAACACAACCAGCGGTGTCTGATAGGGGCTGTACCCCATGATCGCTGGCAATACAGACGCAGATGGCTTCTGCGACGACGTGACTTTACCTACCATTGAAATAATCCTCTGGCCAAATGCCTTTCTTACCCCGCTTGCGCAGGAACTTATCAAACAGATAGCTGACGTACAGACAGCCAGCGTAAAACGCCAGGAACAGACCTGACATGACAACCCACTCCATCATACAAACGCCTCCAGGATTGTTTCGATCAGACGCTTTTCAATGCGTCGCTTATCACCATCGGGAGTGCGGATAGTGACGATACGTCCACGATAGGACAGGACTGTGCCGGTGATCTTGCCACCGGCCAGTGAGATTTTTGCTCCGATGTGCAGCTCCATTACGCAGTCTCCTCAATCAAACGCAACAAGGAATTCATGCGCGATAACTCGGCTTTAATGAAACTTTCCCCGCGCTCAGAAATTAAAGTTTTGGCCTGAGCAACAACAGAAGCTTTCTCCTCAGCATTCCATCCCAAGATATCCGCCTCTCCACTTACAATCGCTTCCAAAGCCTCGCGCATATGAAGCGAAGGGTAATTCGGGTTGAATCCAATAACCATTACACATACTCCTCAACGTGAACATACACACCCACAGGGCTGCCAACCGGCTGCGCGTAATCGTTGCGCAGCTCAAAGTAAGGCACGAAACTTTCAGGCAAGTCATCCCAGCGAATGAAGACGCCAACAGTGCCAGCAAGAACTACCTCGCCAAGGGACTCGGGGTGCATCGCACCCCAGCGACCGATGACTTTTTTCCCGACGAATTCTTGATGATTCATTACGCGGCCTCCGGGTGGATCATACGTCTGTAATTCCAGACAGGCTTACCGTCTTGATCCCAGGCGTCCCAAGAATTGGCAACCCAGTGACCAACAGTGATTACGCGACCGTCATCCTCGACAATTGTGTCGCCTGGCTTAACGCGAACCTGTCCGACGCGCAAGGTGCAGCCCGTATTTTCGGTGGCAGCTTCACGCGAGTCAGTGCTGACATCAAAAGTGAAGTTGCCATGCTGAGACTGATACGCAGACGCAATCAACAACTTGCCAGCAACGCGCACCTTGTAGGTGATGTTGCCGTACATCCCGGCATCCCAGGCAGTCACGACCTCAACGCCATTGTCAGCGCACCACTGGTCAAAAGAACGATTTTCACAAACGCCGTTATAAGATAAATGTGCCATGTCGAATCTCCTTTAATTCACCCCATCGACAAGCCGAGTGTAAACGTGCGTTTCACCTGATGTCAACACTTCAATGCAACTTTTTTTAAATTGTGTCTTGCACTCGACGTTTAGAGGAGTAACATCGGCCAAACCAGAACAAGAGAGAGGCAACCCGATGGGCGGGATGAGTCGCCGCAAAGGCGCAGCATTTGAGAGAGAAGTCGCCAACCTGATACGCGATCACCTGGGATTTGATGCCAAGAGAAACCTGATGCAAACGGCTGAAGGTGGGCATGATCTCCTGGGCGTTCCTGGTTGGGCTATCGAATGCAAGCGGTATGCGTCGATCAAACCAGCCGATCTGAAAAAATTCTGGGAGCAAACGGTCAGCCAGGCGATTGGCGTCTCGGCCTGGCCGTGTCTGATCACCAAGCAGGATCGCCAACCAATCCAAGTGCATATTCACTGGATGGGTCCAGGCTCTGATTGTTTCGGTGAGTACGACATCGAGGGCGTCGCAACGATCAGCTTTGAGCTGTGGTGCGGCATCGTGAGAGAAACCTTACAAGAGGATGAACAATGTTAGGTTTAAATACACCATCATCACAAGGCAGCGGAGAGCTGCAATATCTGAAGTGGATCAACAACATTGGCAAGTTTGCTGTCGACGGTAACGACAACATCTTGTTGCAGTTGAAAGGTCTAATCGTGGACCCATCAAGTCTGAAAACTGGATGGGGCTACATCACAAGAGGCCAGGCTCCCGAGTGGCATTGGGACGAGGCTGTCGGCGTTGCCGGGCCAGAGCCTGAGCCGAAAGGTCCAGAGTATCAGGACCGATTCAAGCGCGGATTCGCATTGGACGTCTTTATCCCAGACATTGGGTGGCGTCCCTGGACTACCAATACCAAAGGATCTGGTATCGGACTCGAAAATGTGTGGCCAGCTGTTCATGAGGGACTCAAGGCAAATCCAGGCAAGTGCGCGAAGCTGGCATTCAAGGGTGCGAAAGATGTCGACCCTATGAAGATCCCGGTCTTTGAACTGATTGGTTGGGTGGACCGTCCTGGTGAATCACCAGAGGTAGCGCAAGCTGCTCCAGCTCCTGCACCTGTACCAGAACCAGCCCCAGCACCCCAGGGGTCTGCTCCTGCATCGGAAGAGCAGTGGTTCTGATCTTACGCCCCCCTCGGGGGGCATTTTTTTTGGGGTGAATCATGCATAAGTACGCGCAACATATTGGAGTCGTTGCCAGAGAACTGTGGGGAGAAGAAAATAAATCACTCTCACATGGCAACGAACTCAGGTTCGGCACACACGGATCGAAGTCGGTTGATCTCGATAAGGCGGTGTGGTCGGATCACGAAACAGAGGAGGGAGGCGGCTTCATTGATCTATGCAAGCTGGCCTACCCGCACGTCAATGGATCAATGGCTGACTTTCTGGATGAGCAATTCGGGCTAGACAAAGACCCGCAGTTTCAGAAGCCGGTCAAAGGTTCTAACACTGTTCAAACATTCGACTACATCGGGGAACACGGTGTCCTGATTTATCAGGTCATCCGCGTTGACTTCCCTGACGGGTCGAAGACGTTCAGACAGCAGCAACCTGATGGAAGGGGAGGATGGATCAAGAACCTGAAGGGCATTGATCCCATCCCGTACAACCTACCCGAGGTGCTGCACCACAAGAAAGCTC